TTACTTCTCCACACTAACTGTAACGCCTGATTTGAACTCAAAAACGATATGATCATCAAAAATAGTAATTTTAGAAAGCAGATGTTTGGCAAGTGTTTCATCATAGGAAAGTTCATCAGGATGAGATTTGATGAAGAATTGTAATTCTTCTACACGCTTTTTGTACTCAGCCTGACTGCTTTTTGATACCTGAATTTTTTCACGCCGTTCTCTCAGACTGAAAATCTCATCTGCAATATCTGTATAGTCCTCATGATTTTCTGTTCGTTTAAGAAGTTCATATTGCAAATTATTGAGCCGTTCATCTATTTTCTGCAATGCACAGGGGTCAACGATTATCTGATTCAGATTAGTTTGCAACTTTTTGAGGTAGCTTGTACTATCGCCAAGCATTATATGCAAAGCATCTACAAAGGCTTGTTGTAAATCATCTTCTTTAACCGTTCTGGCATTGCATTTTGTATGATTATTCAGCCTTGTACTGCATCTCCAGACAACTGATTTCTTGCCACGATTATTCCAATGCAATCGGCTGTATTCAGCACCGCATTCAGAACAGAAGGTTATTTGCGAAAATGCATGAGCTGCACTGAAACATTTTCTGCGTCCAAGTGAGTCTTTCAGCATTCCACGCCTTGCAATTTCTTCCTGCACCTGCATAAATATTTCCTTGCTGATTATAGCAGGGTGACTGTCTTCTACATAGTATTGGGGGACAATTCCGTTGTTTTTTACTCGTTTCTTTTGCAAGAAATCCACTGTGTAGGTTTTCTGCAAAAGTGCATCACCCATATACTTTTCATTTTCAAGAATTTTGCGAACGGAACTGTCATGCCATCTCGGATTACCTCTTGCAGTACGAATTTTGTCACGTTCTAATCCACGGCATATAGCAAGTATGCTTTTACCTTCAAGGTATTCTCTGTATATTCGTTTTACGATTTCTGCCTGTTTAGGATTGATTACCAGATTACCGTTTTCATCTTTATCATAACCAAGAAAACATGATGTATTAACCATAATTTTTCCTTGCTGAAAACGATACTGCATTCCAAGTTTTACGTTTTTGGAAAGTGATTCAGATTCCTGTTGTGCAAGGGAAGCCATAATGGTAAGCAGCACTTCGCCCTTAGCGTCCATTGTGTTTATGCTCTCTTTTTCAAAAAATACGGGAATATTCATTTCTTTTAATTCACGGATATAATTCAGACAGTCAACAGTATTTCTTGCAAAACGACTGATTGATTTTGTAATAACAAGGTCTATACGCCCAAGTTTGCAGTCTTCAATCATTCTGTTGAATTCTTCACGTTTTTTTGTATTCGTTGCACTGATACCCTCATCGGCATAGATGTCAACAAGTTCCCATTCCGGTTTGCTTATTATGTATTCACGGTAGTGCTGAATCTGTGCATCATAACTTGTTGCCTGTTCTTCAGTATCAGTTGAAACACGGCAGTAAGCTGCTACTCTCAGCTTTTTGATTTCTTTTTTTGCTGTACGGCTGCCGACTTGCGGTCTGGCAGGTATTTTCATTACATTTCCCATTATTTCACTCCTATAAGGCTGTAAATGTACTCAGACTGTTCAAACGGATTTTCAAAAAATTGTTCAGGAGTATTCATTACGAATTCTGTGTAGATGATAGGGGACTCTCGCCTTGAATTTCGAGAACGTGTAGTTGCCTTAATGCGGTCATATGCTGCAAGAAAAGTTTTTCTGTCGATAATTGCAGGGTAAAAAGAATCGCCTGCATAGCATTTTTTCATCAGCATTCTTTTCACTGAACTGTGCTTGAATGAAGCACCTGCCATCTTTTCTGACATATCATAACTCATACCTGAGATATAATTTTTGAAAATCTGTCTTATGATTTCTGATTCATGTTGATTAACAACAACATTTCCGTTTATCATTTTATATCCGTATATCATAGATTCTCCTTTAATTTAAGCCCGCATTTCAAATGAAATTCAGCCATATTTCGGTTTATGATGACAATTTTGCTGACAAATCTTTCAAAGATTTCATCGTTGAATTTTGTCAGCATCTCACGATCTGTAAATTGTATCAGATTTTTCAGTTCTGTATAATCACTGTTTTCATTGTATAGTCCTCCCATCTCGTTTCTGTATTCTTCGGATAAATTTTCAAGCCTGTTCATTTCTTGATTGAAAACAATACTATCGATAATATCTGTTGCTCTCAGCTTTCTGAGGGTTTCTTTTTTATCGGATATTTTCTGTAATTCAGCTTGCAGAAAATGTATTCTGTTGACATTTTTATCAGATTTCTGCGTATTAATGGATTCATGTAAGGGGAGAAGAAGCCTTTTTCTTGAATAAATCAGCTTGTTCATCATATTTACAAATGCAGCTTTAAGCCTGTCATCTCTTACGTATTTCATTGAACATTTTTCAATGTTTCTGATATGTGTACTGCAGGACCAGGCGATTTCTTTTCCTGAATCATGTATTTTTCTTTTGAACTTGTCACCGCATTCACCACAGAATATCTTTCCTGAAAAAGCATATCGTTGCTGATACTTGCCGTTACCTTGAATCAGATTTTTTTCAGAAGCTCGTTGCTTGATAATTTCCCTTGCTCTGTCAAAGGTACTTTTGCTTATGATTGGTTCATGATGTTCAGGGTCAAAGAAACTGTCAACTTCTCCACAATTTCTGCTGCGATGATAATTGTCATCCGTATATGTTTTCTGAAATGTAGCTGCACCATAATATTTTTCATTGGAAAGAATGGTTCTAATGCTTGAACTTGTCCATTTTCCGCCCTTGCGAGTTGGAACTTTTCTTGTTTCAAGGATATTTGCAATTTTTTCTGTTCCGATACCGTTTAGCACAGATTGAAAAATAAAGCGTACTGTATCAGCTTCGTGTGGATTAATTATCATATTACCCTCATTATCATGCATATAGCCATATGGCAAACAGCTGAATTTATATGTGCCTTTTTCAAATCTTTTTTTGACAGCCCATTTATTGTTTTCAGAAATAGACTTTGATTCATCCTGAGCCATACTGCTGAGAATGGAGAGAACAAGTTCACTTTCCATTGACCCCGTATCGATATTTTCTTTCTCGAAATATATCGAAATATTCAGGTCAAGCAGTTCTCTTACAAGTGAAAGACAGTCAGTAGTATTTCGAGAAAAGCGGCTGATGGATTTTGTAAGAATATAATCAATTCTGCCAATTCGGCATTCATAAAGCAAAGCCTGCAAACCATCTCTTGCGTCAGCTTTTGTTCCGCTGATTCCAAAATCATAGAAAACACCTGCAAATTCCCAATTACTGTGTATTTTAATCCAAGATTCATAATGTTTTTTCTGAGTGTCAAGGCTCTCTTTCTGGTCATCATAATCCGTTGAAACTCTGCAATAAGCAGCAACACGCAGTTTTTTTCTTTCTTGTGGTTGTGCATCAATTTTTCGTATTTTCAAGTTTATCACCTCATTTCAGTATGACATATTAACTCTTTTTGAGAGATTTATCAAGCATTTTAGGGAATAAGTCGACAAAAAGGGGAGAGAAAGTCTGCCTATTCAGTTCCGTTAATTTGTCATATTCGTCAAAGGAAATAAGGCGATTTTCATAGAGCATATCGGTCAGTTTCTGTGCCTGATAATACTGAATTTCATCAATTACTTTTTGCTGTTCCATAGTAGTCCTCCTGTTAAATTAATGCCTTCACTATACATAGGACAGCAAATTTGATTTTGAGTACCAAAAAATATCCAAATACTAAAAAAATCCCCCACGAAATATGAAAAAAACATACTTCGTAGGGGATATTATCAGATCAGCTGATTCACTTTTTTCTGCACTTCATTGTAGTCATAACCTGCATCAGTCAGACGTTTCTTTCGCTCCGCACCATTGCCCCACTTTCCCTGAATGACTTCATGGGCAACTTCGTCAACGGATTTCTTTGCTGGATACACCTGCTTGCCATTGCTGTCAAAAACAGCATATCCAGTCTTGCAGGATTTCTTTGCATTTTCAAGAGACGAAAAAGCACCAATCTGAGATTTAGCATCAGTCCATGACTTTCTTACTCGATAAAGCTGTTTTGTTGCAGGTGCAGGAGTTGCCGGGATAGAACCTGAATTGAGATAAGACTGCACCTTCGCTTTGAAAGCTGCCCAATGAGGCAGAATGTATGCAGGACACATCTTGTAAGAATTTCTTGCAGTATTAAGGTAGTCCACGCTGCCGGACTTTCCGTCACGGACATTCAGCCAATACGTATGTGTGTAAAGGTGATTGATGTCAAGGCCATACTTCTTCAAAAGTGCTGCTGCAAGTCTTGCACAGTTATCTTCAGACTTCTTATCCTTATCATTGTAAGAAGAACCCATAATGCACTCGATCGCAATTGTTCTACGATTGCCATTGCCACTACCATCAGCGGCGTGCCAGCCACTTAAGGATAGAGGCAGATTATGCCATGTACAAGTATTGTCAACGTAATAATGCACCCTGACATCTTTCATATTGCCATTAACGGTTGCTCTTGTATACTGCTCCGCAGGTGTTGTTCCGCTTGCAACAGAAATCCAGTCGGTATTGTGAACTGTTACATCGATAACTTTGCCTTCCATTGAAACAGAGGGCATATCAATATGATTAGGGTTATGCTTGGTGAGTAAGTACTCGTTGATTTTTACTCCGCTCAGAGTAGTTGTTGTATCAGGTCTTAAAATAGCCATTTATTCGTCCTCCTTTTCATCTTCGGTTCTGCCTACTTTCGTTTGCAGAACATCAATTGCTTTTTTGAATGCAGGCGGGAAAGGGATTCCCATAAGAGATGTATTTTCTACAATGGAAAGCAATTCATTCAGGCAAAAACTGATACAAACTGCATCTCTGATATAATTTGTACCGATAAGAATATCGATTCTCACGCCGACCACTACCATAAGAAGAATACAAAACTTCTTTGCAAGACCGACCCAGCCTGCTGTACTGTTGAGTGTGCCGCTTTCGCTGTGTTTGGATTTACCCATTGCCGCAGTTACAATGCCTGTTACAAAATCAATGCCCATGAATACTACAAGTGTTACAAGAGCAGAATCCCAGCCGCCAAGCAGCGTTGCGATAAATCCGCCGATTACGCCTGCGATAAGACAAATGGTATCTTTCATAAAATCACCCTTTCATAAATTTGATAGATTTGACCATCGGATGTGAATTGTCTGATGTGCCTTTAAATGCAAGATAATATTCTCCATCCGATACGTTTTCAAGTGACTGCATCACAGAAATAAAAGTATCGGAGTAGAGCCATTTAAATGATAATTTCAAAGCATTTTCCGCTTTGATTTCCTCGTAAATATACTGAGCAAGTTCAGAACCTGTTTTTTCTGTCTTTTTTACAAGATAAAATTCAGCGTCCTGTGATGCACCGACCAGATAGCTTAAAAGCAGATGCATATCTGCTGAGATTGCAATTGGTGTCAGGAAAATCACAAATACCGTTCCAGCCCAGCTGAAATCGTTCTGATTGAAATACAGGGCATAATCGTTTTCGACTGAGCAGAAATGCGGATAACTCCCCGCAAAACCTGCAAGAGAACGATAACCATCGTTGTAATAGGTGTAAATGCTGTCGCCGTATTTCTGCAAGACATCAGAACCATTTTCAAATACAGAGATATAGCTGATGCCGGATATTTGCCTGATTTGCTCCTGTAATTCTGCAATATCAGCTTTTGTTGCATAGTTTGACATATTGGGAGTGATTCCGTCTTTGCCGTCAGCACCTTTGAGACTTTGAAGCCATTCATTTTCTGTACCTGAAAATCCATGTTCTACGGCAATAATATAGGCGGATTTTCCATCTGTGCCGTTAATTCCATCACGCCCCGGAAGTCCGTCTGCACCACTTTTGCCATCTTTACCAGGTAAACCATCAACGCCATTTCTACCGTCACATCCGTCTTTGCCGTTTACTCCATCCTTGCCATCAACACCTTTCAGACTTTCAAGCCATTCAGTTTCTGTGCCAACAAATCCATGTTCTACAGCAATTTCATAGGATGACTTGCCGTCTTTGCCTTTTTCAGAAATCTTCTGCAAAAGCTGCTGATAGAGATCAGGAGTAGGCGGAACATTACTGTTTTCGCCCTCAAATCCTGATGGTCTGATGTGCAGTGTTTTGACAACAGTCGTTGCTCTGACAGTTTCAGAAGATGCCGCATCATAGCCAAAAAGTGACATTTTCACAGTCCCTGCAAGCAGTTCTGACGGCAGAAAACAGCTTGTTTCCTCATTCCCAAGCATTCGGTTGTAGGTATTTTCGTCCTGCGTGAACTGCACCACTTTATGCAGCGGTTTCCAGCTGTTATCAAATGCAAAATGCACCTTTACAAATGCTATCTGATCTGCCGCAATGATCTCATGTTCCAGCGTTTCGATGTTCTGTCCCTTTACAAGAAATTTGATCATGACTTCACCTCTTTCCAGGTTTTCGTGTTTGCAACATATTCCATATATCCGTCAAGGCACTGGATCTTCGTCAGCGGTGTTTCAGTGGTACTGTTGGAATGCCCATCCCAGTTATTGTTCTTTTTCACAGCGTTCCAATCCGCCAGACTGCCTTCATAGGTGATCTGTGTAAGCTTTTCACAGTAGTTGAAACAACCGCCGACAATCTCCCTGACGCTTTTCGTCAGTGTGAGATTTTTCAGCCTGATACAGCGTGCAAACATTCTGTCGCTGATAATTTTACCACTGTATCGCACTGTTTCAAGGTTCTGACATTCGGTGAATACCATCGCCCCGACAGTTACCACAGAGGACGGAACGGTTACAGACTTTATCGCTGTTCCTGCAAATGCATTCACACCCAGTTCCGCAACACGTTCCGGAATCCGGAGTTCTGTCAAGCCGTTTAGGCTCTGATGACAAATGTAACCGTCAATATGCGGCAGAAATGCAGCCTTTTTGATTGCTGTAAGCGTTGTCGGAAGTGATACTGTTTTCAGATTGTCGCAATACTGAAAAAGTCGTTCTCCAATGCCTGTCACACCCTCTGAAACAATGACTGTCTTGATATTGTTATTATCCAAAAATGGGGAAGGATTACTGTCAGAATTGTAGTCATAGGTTGCTCCTGTGCCTTTAAGGAGAAGTCTGCCGTCTGAATAAAGCACAAAATCCACATTCTGCCCGCATTTCCCGATGGAAACCACATCACCTGTCATTTCGTCAATTTTCAGCATTAATTCATTGATTTTTGTTTGTAATTGGTTTACTGTCGTGTTGTAATTCTTCATCTGTTCCTGAATTTCAGAAAGCTGTGAGAGCATATCTGTGACCTTGCATTTGCCAAGAATACAACGGACATATCCACAGAAATTATTGTTTTCTCTGTAGTCTGTAATGCTGAGTTCTGATGTGCCTGTATCAAGTCTGATAATGCAAAGGGTAAGATATTTCTTGTAATCTGTGTTCTGAAATCTCGGTATTGCAGGATTGGAGGCAGGTGTTCCTGCGAGAATTTCAAAGCTGACATTGCGGACGTTTTCAGAAGTGTTGCAACAGATACCGATCGTCATATATCTTGGCAGAGATTCGTCCACATAGCGGGATAAATCATAGGTGTATGCCGTATCCGAAATGAAATAATGTCCCTGAATCCAAGCCTTTCCGCTGCCGATCGTCAGTTTCAACTTGTTTGCAGACAGTTTGAAACACTGTCCGAAGTTGTCCTGAATTCCATCACAGATAATACTGCCAAGATAGTCGTTAAAGTTCTCCGCAGTATAGGTTCTGTCAAGATTTTTAGAATTGAAAAATCCGAATGAAAATGCCATGTTAAGCCTCCTTAAATGTTGGTGTTAAATTTCTGCCGTTGCGATCGAAACTCTCAATCATTCCGACAAGCTGTATTTTATTTTGTCTGATGCCGAATCTCTGATGCTCTACAGTGACGAAATCGCCAACAAAATAGTCCACACCGTATTGAAACTGCGTGGACTGCACTGCAATCTGAGACTCGGATTTTGTTTTTGTGGGAATAATATTCTGATTGCCTTTTTCTTTCAGAAGTTCGATGTATTCAGCATCAGGAATCGGCTTTGTTTCGCCGTTTTTCTGCTCTTCGCCTGAGATGTCTTTTGCATCAACATACACCTCATATCTGTCAAGCAAGGCAGGTTCAGAATCCTCAAAATAAGTTGTCCGCTTACGCTGTTCGCCCTCACCTTTTCCAAGAACATAGGCAAAATTCCTCTTGACAGAAGTGTCTGTAAAGTAGGTGAAAGACAGCAGATTGTTGTAGCTGTCAGAGAACACAATATGCGGATTTTCCTCCTGCATCATACTTCTGTCAGCACCTTGCAACAGGTCAAAAATCATTTCGTACTGTTCCTCTGCAATCTTACTTAGACGAATGTTTGCTGTTCCGCCGATTTTCTCGCAAATGGTGTATATCCATTCCATCAGGTTCTCATAGCTGACCTGTAACTTTGTGGTCTGCGACCAGCAAGCACCTTGCATTTCTCCAAGTTTCAAGCTCGGAATCAGCCTGTTTCCGCTAACGAGTGCGTTATTCTCCACGGCTTTCTGAATTATCATTCCGTATGTTATCATCGTTGTAAAATTCAGCGTTGGATAGATAATTCTTCTTTCAAGCAGACACATCAGAAACCGTCCCTTGATAATGAGATAGTCGCCGTCTTCTGAATCGGTTTCCAGTTCCACGGATTCAATCAGCCCGAAATGCTCCTTATCGTCATCACGACCGACAATTCTGCCTGTCTGAAAAATCTCAATATTTCGGAGAGATGCAGCAATGTACACTTCAAAAGCACCGCATTTGTAATATTCAATATTCCACAAAAGCGAAGAAAAGCTGTCGCAGACAGCCTCAAGGGAAATATTCAGCTTATCATTTAAGACAGTCATATTGTAAATTTCTATCTGCATAAATCACACCCCCAGATAAGCATTGCGATGAATCAAACGGACTTTGATGCGGTTCAGTCCTTCCGACGCTGTCACATAAAATTTATTTTCACCCGTTTTCAGATTCAGCCAGGTTGACCCTGAAACAAGGCGGTTGATGATATTTGTCACAACGCCCTCACGCTCCAGGGTAACGGTTTTGTTGCCTGTTTTCGTGGTGATCGTGATGATATCGCCCTTTTGAATATCACCTGAAATCTGCATATATTCGCCTGTCAGAGCGTTGTAGATGGTTGGATTTTTTGCAGGTCCGCCGCTGATTTCAAGGGTGAATCCGACCTCATCACCGCTGTTATTGATGGTCATCATATCCTGCGTGTTGTACATACCAATCGGAAACGGTTCATCATTATCAGGGCAGACAAAATGAAATGCACCTCTTACACGGGAATATTCTGCAATCTGCGTTTCAGTGGAGTACCAGTAAATATCGGGACAGAGAATGGAAATCTGCCCATTGGTCAACTTTTCAAAATTCTCCACCTCACAGGTTTCCACGATGCCCTCAGCGTAAACGGAGATGTTTTTCGTGGAGTAGTATATCTTGATATATCGTGACGGCTTGACCACACGATATAGTTCATGTCGTTTTTCTTCAATGTGAAATCCACGCATCTCAAAAGGAATGACCACATTTCGCTTTTCGATAAAGGCATTGTTGAGATAGCTGCCGTTCATTCCAGCGTAGCTTGAGGTGCTGACTGTTCCGGTGGGTGGATTTAGTCCCTTGATTTTGGAGAACATATATCGGTTTGCAGTTCTGGAAAGGTCGATCTGCTGACCTGTTTCGTTTTCGAGAATGAGTGTGTAGAACAAAATTTCACCTGCCTTTCATTGACTTTGCGTATGTGAGTATGGTATAATATATGAAAATGATTGTGGGGCATCAGCCTTACAAATCGGAGTTGGATCAATTAATATAAATAGACAAGGAGTTTTTATGGAAGAAATTAAAGAAATACTTGGGAGTTCTTGTAATACATACTTCAAAATGACCAATGGACAAATCTTTGTAGCTAGTTCGGAATTTCGTGCAAAATCAGGAGAAATAGATGGCTTTATCGTTTATAAAGAAGGAATTAAAGATTATAACACCGGAATAGCCTTAACGCAACAGGAAATATCAGAGCTAGTTGAACAATATGAAAAGTATAAACTAACACATACTGATGTTGTTGATTGGGCTTGGTTAGATTAATACTTTCTACGTGCAAATAACCCGATAAATTCCAATTTGCAGAGTAAAAGGAGCGACCAAAATCGCTCCTTTTTACATCTCCACCGCATTCTTCGTCTGCCGATAAATTTCCAGCCGTGACAGTGATTTCGGACTATTGTTAGTCTGATTCACTGTGCGGCTGTTGTCGTTTTGGTAGTAATTGTTGACTACAGAATTTTCAGGAGTGCAGTTCATCATCGCACCCGTCATGCCCTCAAGGTTGTAGTTTTGCTCAGAATTGAGCGAAAGTTTCATGGTATCCGCAACACCGGAAACCGCCTTTGCTACGACCTTTTTGCTTTTGTTGATGCCGTCTGCCAAGCCGTTCATGAAGTCCGGCATCCAGCTTTCAAAATCTGTCAGCGGACCTACATCAGGAACAGAAAAATGCAGATAACTGCGGATCGTATCCGCAATTCCGGAAACGCTGTCGGCAAGACTGCCGATCATACTTCGCAAGCCGTCAATAATGTTGGAAACGATATCCCGTCCCCAGTTCCAAGCATCAGATGCAAGACCTTTGACGTAATTGACAGCATTATCAAAACCGCCCTTAATCGTTGTGTAAATGCCACTGATGATAGAACCAATTGAGGATTTCACGTTATTCCAGATGCTTGTTACAGTTGAATGAATGGTGTTCATTACAGACGAGATCGTGGAAGAAATACTGTTCCAGACGGAAGATACAGTGCTTTGGATAGCATTTACCACACTTGAAACAGCACTGCTGATTGCATTCCATACACCTGAAATGACAGAGCTTATGATGTTCATTATGCTTGAAATGAAACTTGAAATTGCGTTCCAGACCGATGTAACAACGCTTGAAATAGTGCTTAATGTCGTCGAAATTGCTGTATAAATAGCATTCCATATTGTTTCAAAAAACATTTTAATACCATCAAGCAGAGGGGTAAGAAATGCAACAATCGCATTCCATATGGTTTGTATCTTTTTCGAAATCCAATCCATCACATTGCTGATAATGATATGAATTGCCTGAAAAATGGTTTCAAACAGATATTTAAATGCCTCTAAAAGAGGCGAAATAAAGCTGTAAATCGCATTCCAGATGCTTGAAATCGTGTCGTAAATAGTGGTGCAGACAGTTGAAATAACCGTCCATATTGCATTGAAAATGTTGGCAAAAAAGTCGTGAATACTGGTCAGAATTCCTGCGAAGAAGTCATATACAGAAGTAAAAATCGTAACCGCTGTGGTATAGATCGCAGTTGCTATCGTTGTAAAAAACGTGGAGATTGCATTCCAGATATTTGTGAAAAAGTCAGCAACAACCTGAAAAGCGGAACAAATGCTGTCCCAGATTCCAACGAAGAAATCTTTTATACTTGTCCAGACTTCATCCCATGATGTTCCAAACCAACCGAGAAATACGTCTGCCACACCTCTCAGCGTGTTCAGAATATTGCTGAACTGGTTGACTACAAAGTCCCAGATACCTGTAAAAATGCCCTTGATGCCGCTCCAGCACTGTTCCCAGTTTCCCGAAAATAAGCCGATAAATATATCAAGCACGCTCAGAATAGTATCCGTCACAAAGGTGAAAATATCCAAAATATGCTGAAATACGCCCTCAAATACAGGGGCAAGCACACTGCATAGTCCATTCCACATCGCTTTTAGCAGTTCACCGAAATTCTGAAAATCAAATCCGAGTGCATTAATTCGGTCAACAATGCCTGATGTCAGACGTTCAAAGGTAGACTTTATCTGTTCCCAGATAGAAAGAATGCTGTTTTTGAAATTTTCGTTGGTGTTCCAGAGATGCACAAAAGCAGCGACCAGCACAGCAATTACTGCAACAACCGCAACGACAGGAGCAGAAATACTGCCGATCGCCGCACCAAGAGTAGAAAATGCCGTCTTTGCACCTGCAATCATAGTCGGAATCTTTGAAACGAACGTCATCATACTTCCGATAGAAGAAATTGTTTTGCCAATCACAATTAAAAGCGGACCTAAAGCCGCAGCCATCAATCCAATTTTGAGAATGGTCTGTTTTGTTGCAGGGTCAAGGGCGTTCAGCTTGTCCACAAATCCTTGTATTTTGGCGATGATGTCACGGATAACTGGCATCAGAATCTCGCCGAAAGAAATAGCCAGTTCCTCAAGCTGTGATTTCAGAATGGTAAGCTGTCCTGCAAGATTGTCCTGCATGGTTTCTGCCATTTGTAGAGAAGTACCGTCACAATTTGCAATTGCACCTGATAATTTATCAATATCCGCAGGTGCAGCATTCATCAAAGCAAGAAAGCCGGACATGGCATTTTTGCCCACAAGAGTTTCTGCGGCACTTGCTTTTTCAGATTCTGACATCTGGTCAAATGCAACCCTGCAATCCGCTAAAATATCAGATAAGCTTCGCATTGATCCGTCTGAATTGGAAGTTGCGATCTCCATTTCTCCAAAGGCGGCAGAGCAGAATTTCACATCGCCGGAAAGGGCAGTCATAATGGAACGCATAGAAGTACCTGACTGCGTGGACTTGATACCTGCATTCGCCATTAAACCCAGTGCCTCAGCGGTATCTTCACAGGAGAACCCCAAAGCACCTGCAATTGGAGCACAGTATTTGAAAGATTCCCCAAGCATAGATACATTGGTATTTGCGTTACTTGATGCCGCCGCTAACACATCGGCAAAATGTCCGCTGTCTGATGCAGTCAATCCGAAAGCGGTCAATGCGTCTGTAACAATATCAGAAGTTGTGGCTAAGTCCTCGCCGGACGCTGCAGCAAGATTCATAATGCCGTCAATACCCGACAGCATATCGTTTGTTTTCCAGCCGGCCATCGCCATATAGTTCATGGCTTCGGCGGCTTCACTTGCGGAAAACTTCGTCTTACTGCCCATTTCACGGGCTTTATCACGCAAAGCTTGCAAGTCATCGCCGGTTGCACCGGATACAGCGGCAACCTTTGACATTGCAGAATCAAAGTCGGAGGCGGTTTTCACAGCGGCAGTTCCAAGGGCAGTAACGCCTGCGGTGATGGGAAGAAGTTTTTCACCTGCACCGGATATTTTACCACCGACATTCTGGAGAACTTCTCCTGCATCGCCGATTTTTTGCAGGGCAGAACCTGCATTTTTCGCCTCTGTTTCCAGACGTTTCAATTCGTTTTCTGTTTCAACGATTTCACGCTGCAAAGCATCATATTGCTGTTGGGTGATCTCGCCGTTTGCAAGAGCGGTATTTGCCTGTTCTGCGGCAGTTTTCAGCGTTGCAAACTTTTCTTTTGTTGCAGAAATGCTGTCGGCTAAAAGTTTTTGTTTCTGAGAAAGCAGTTCTGTATTTCTTGGATCAAGTTTCAGCAGTTTTTCGACATCTTTCAGCTGTGTCTGGGTATTTTTGATGCTCTTGTTGACACCTTCCAGTGCTTTGGATAGCTTGGTAGTATCTCCGCCAATTTCAACGGTAATGCCTTTGATTCTGTTTGCCACTGTGGTTCACCTCACTTTTTTTTTGAAAAATAGGTTGAATTTATCCTAACTTTATGATATAATAAATAAAAAGGGGGTGTTCGTATGAACATTGATACAAACACAATTTTTTCTATGACCGAAGCAAACCAGAATTTTTCTATGGTTGCCAGAACGGTTGACCAATATGGAACAGCAATCATCTTTAAGAACAATAAGCCACGCTATGAAATACGGGTATTTGATGATACCGAAACAGATGAAACTGCATCTGATGAAGATGTTCTTGAAATTTCCAAAAAGTTATTAAAACGAAATGCTGCTGTATATAAGGAGCTTGCGAAATGATTCGTCTGACAAAACAACAAGTTATACTGCTTCATCGAGATGTCATTGCTCAGTCAGGAGGTTCACCTGAAATACGTGATGAAGGTTTACTGGAATCGGCTTTGAATGCTCCGTTTCAAACATTTGCAGGAATAGAATTGTATCCTACAATAATTGATAAGGCAGCACAGTTAGGATACAGTTTAATTAAAAATCACGCATTTGTTGATGGAAACAAGAGAATCGGAACTCATGTAATGCTTATTTTTCTAATGTTAAATGGAATTGATGTTGATTATGAAGATGAAGAATTAACACGGTTGATTCTTGGTGTAGCTGCCGGAGAAATATCTTCTGAACAGTTATTAGCTTGGTTGCAAGCACACATTTGTTAATTCAAAACGCATCAAAATCCGCCTGTCCAGCAACCTCATTCCACCCTGAATACGCATCATTTTCACGTTCAGTGAACATGTCGTTTATTAATCCAATCGTCAGCAAATCCAGCTCGGTCATAGAAAGACCGAGCTGTTTGCATCTCAGAAGAAAAAGCGGAGTTGTCATCGGGCGGTCAGTCTGGCGATGTTTTTTTTAGACTCTGCTTGCGTTGCGGTGTTCAGTCCCCAAAGTTCAATCAGTTGCGGAAGAATCTCATAAATGCTGAATGTGTTGAACTGTTCCAGAAAATCATCCGGATTATCAGGAACATTCTCCGGATCAGCGTGTTTTGCCATGATGTAGGCGATATTTTCAAAGACTTCAAGGCTCTCAATGCCGATCTCACTTTTGTTTTCATCGCCCTCAGTGACCTCAGTTTTCAGAGCTGAAAAGTCCTTGTAAATATCTCTGCGAAACTTCAAACGATACAGTCTTGGCACTGCTGCACTTGCCTTGAAAGGCACTTCAATACCATCGATCGTAATTATTTTCTTGATTGCCATAAATGCTCACTCCTTAAGATGTTTTGGCAGAAGATTTCACGACCGTATCAGGGTTATACGGCATCTTGAACCAGTTGTTGTAAACCGCTTCTGTGGTGCTTTCCGTTGTCTTGGACTTTACAAGACCTGTCGGCAAAGGGGTCGCTTTCAGCGACAGCTTTTCAGTCTTGACTTCTGTGCTTTCCTCAGTGGTTGCAGATTCTGTTGCAGGACGTGACGCACTGCAGCAATACATCACATGACGGATATGGTGCTTATCGCCCAAAAATTCAAACATCAATGCAAACTGGGCAAGTTCCGTATCATTCTTTTCCACCAGAACGCCGTTGTTATCCAAAATTTCACCTAAGATCTCAGTTGCAAATTCGGTTGTAATAAGGGCAATTTCAAGGTCACCTGTATATCCTGCATTGTTGTTGATGACGTAATAAACGCCGTTGTCCGCATAAAAATTTTCTGCCTCGCCGTTTGCGTCAATAGAAAGCGATACAGCACCGGGGAGATGTTTTGATGGACCGTATGCAGGGACAGTTTTGTTGCCGTCAGGATCTTCGCCCCATTCATTGATTTTTGCCCAGTACACATTCTGCAAACCGAATTTGACTTTGTTCTTCTTGCTTGTTGCCATAGGTTATACCTCCGTTTCGTAAAGCACTTCATAGAGCTTTTCGGACTCTATCCATACTTCTGATTTTGTGTAATAGATTTTATGACGTTTCAGAACCTGTTCAACTTGCTTTTCAAGTTCAGGATTCTTAATGTCTGTATAAAGTTCAATATCCAGTTTCTTAAAACTGAAATACATGGAATTATCCGCAGAAAATGTATTCTCTCCGGGAGATAAAAACAGCAGAAAAGGCGGTGTGGGACTTTCACCCTCGGCAAAATGATGGTAGGCGAAAGGCAGCCCCATCTCCTGCATCATCTCATTGATTTGTTCGTAAGTCATGACAACGCCTCCACGATCAAATGTTCTAACAACTGCACACCGTTTTCTTCTGCAGGAGCAATGTGCGGCTTGCCGGATACACGACCACCGCCACGCTTGGCATGGCCTTTCTCCAATAAATGTGCCAGTTGATAACGATTCTTACTGTGGACAGTCATTTCAAGAGAATGGCTGTTTTCCTTTGTCTTTTTGGCAGTCCAGCTTTTTGAATACGCACCCGTTCGCTTTGGAGCATTTGCAGATATTTCATCTTTTACAGACTTTGCAGTTTTTCTGACCGCCTTTTTCATTGACGTATCTGCAAGGTCTGCATATTCCGTCAGACCTTTCATAATCTCATCAGCCATTGCATCAACTGTAGCCATCGGAAGCACCTGCCTTTCGTATCTCACCCTCGATTTTCATGTAGTTGTTGTGGTCGTATAAAGGAGTAATTCCGGTGACATTGTAAATGTTATTCCTGAAAAGAATACGGAAATTGGTGCTGTTGATATTCAGCGATGCAGGACTTTGACGAACCAGAAATTCCAGCTTCTGCACCTCTTTAACCACTTCTGCATCTGTGGTTTCTGTTGCTGTCTTTACCGTAACTTTTGCCCATAATGAAAAGTTTTCTTCCCATTTTGTAATATGGTTGCCGATCTCGTCCACAACTGTTCTGTGTTCCAAAATGGTAATTCTCTGATTCAAGTTTCCGATTTCCATTACATCACACCCTCTCGCTGTGCAAACAAAATTGAACGAAGATTTAATGTCAGCTTTTTGTAATCAGGATTACTTCTGTTTTCATAAAGATACCCAAGTGCGAAAAACATCGCAATTCGCACGGTATCTTCATTTTCAGCAAGTGCGGATTCGTCCATTCTGCCAACGTCCATTACAAGATTTTTTGCTGTAGAAAGCAGATTTTGAATCAGACTATCGTCCTCCTCATAATCTACTCTCAGATAGTTTTTCGCCTCTTTCAGCGTAATCATAGCATCACGCTTTCTTGATGGTAAGTGTCTTGATTGCTTCCGGAAGAATTAACTTGCCGTCCAGTCGCTGACTTGCAAGGAAACCAACCTGACCTGTCATAGCAAAGAGTTCATTCAGTCTCTTGAAAGAGCGTCCCTGTCTGTCAGCCACCCAGTAATAGCTAAAGTCGCCGAATGCCATGCACTTGTTGCCTGCCTTGATTTCCGGTACGTAACTGGATGTTTTGTAAGGACGATTGAGAATGGTGTCCGGTACACCTGCTTGCACAGACGGACTCCAGATGTAATTTCCTGTGTTGTCTTTCAATTTTCTGAGAGCCTTGACAGTGGAATCATTGAGCACCCACACCGCCTTTTTGCGGTACGGGCTTCTCAGAGAATAGAAGAGTTCCATCACATCATCAAATGTAATGCTTGCACCTGTGGTGGAAGTGCCATCTTCCGCACCGCCTGTAGCATTAAAAATACCGGTCGGTTTTCCCTTACCGTCACCAACAAAGAACGCCTCTTCTTCCTTAGAACCGATTCTTCTTGCGAACTCCTTTGCAATGTAGGACGGCAGGTCAAAAACAGAATCATTCAAAAGTTCTTCTGAAATTTTAATTGCTGTACCAAGCTTATATGCAGAAAGCGATGCCTGCCCAAATGTATCATCAGAAAGAGAATACTGCTGTTCCTCGTCCATCCAGACAGCCTCGCCCTTGGAAGTCACAATCGGAATCTTGCGGTCGCCGTTGGAAGTTTTGATAACCGTTGCCATCTGGCGGAAAATACTCTCTTCCTCCAACGCTTCCACCAGTTTTCGTTCAAACTCATCCGGAACAAGATAGCCGCCCTCTGCGTCTGTACCAACCTGCAAGTCGTTGTGTACATCGATCCAGTTGCGGTTTCTGACGCTGTTCCAGAAAGCCTTCTTATAGGTGTCGCTTGCTGTACCTGTCTTTTCAGTTACATTCGGAGTTGCGGGTTTTCCGAGAACAGGAGTGGAAGTTGCTTTGTTCATTTCTGCCTCAATCTCAGCCTGTCGTTCTAGACGCTGAATTTCCTTGCCAAGGTCAACAATGGTCTGTTCCATCGCATCGTATGTCTTGGAATCTTCCTCACTGAGCACGCCATTTGCGTTTCGCTTGCTGTCAAGAAAATCACGGGCAGTATCCCAAGCCTTCTTTCTCTTTTCTCTGAGTTCCTGAATTGTCATAGCCATAATAAATTCCTCCAATCAATATTTCAAAAGTGCCAGTCTTTTTTCAAGCTGGTCAATGGGTGTGCCAGTAACGGATTCTGCTGATGCAGATACTTTGGATAAGAATGCAAATAGATTCTTCGATTTGGAATAGGTCATTGCAGTAAGTGTATCTTCTTTTTCTTCTTCATCCTGTTCTTCCTCTTTAGGAACAACAGGCATTTTCTTCTCTGCAAAGAGAATCCCGTCCACAAATCCCATTTCATGAGCCTTTTTCGCATTGAGCCAGGTTTCATCGGACATCAGCTTTGCAATCTTGTTTCGGCTGAGATGGGACTTGGTTTCGTAGGCGTTAATAATGCTCTCTTTGACTTCTTCCAGAAGTTCAATTGCTTTTTCCATATCTGCTTTATTGCCTATTGCTGATGTGGAAGGGTCGTGAATCATCATTAGGGCAGTCGGTGCAATCAAGGTTTCATCGCCTGCCATTGCCACAACAGACGCAGCGGAGGCAGCAATGCCATCAATTTTTACGGTAACCTTGCCTTTGTGATTTTTCAGCATAGAATAAATCTGACTCGCTGCAAACACGTCGCCGCCCGGTGAGTTCAGCCAGACTGTCAGATTTCCGCTTACTTTTGAAAGTTCGTCACGGAAAAGGGCAGGTGTCACTTCATCGCCCCACCAGGTATCTTCCGAAATAGGTCCGTTAAACAGAAGTTCCGTTTCTGATGTATCTTCATTTTTTACAAAGTTCCAGAATTTCTTCATTCGGTTTCTTCCTCCTTTTCTTGATTTTGATTTGCAAATGCACCTGCATCAGCAAGCTTTGTAAATGAACCATTTACAAGATAGAGATTTCCGCCTTCTTCAGCAGGAATCATATTCATATCTTCAAGTTCCCGGATGTCG